TGTATGCCCCACTGAAGGACGCGCTGAAGGCTGCGTATGCACAGGCATCAGCGGGTAAGGGCAAGGATCGTCATGCCAATGGCAAGTCGTTCCTAGACCAGCCCATCATGGAGATCGGTCGCATGGTCGGCATGGGATACCAGACGGGGCAGGCCATGAAGAAGGCGCAGGAGGCTGGCGGTATGGTCTCACGCCAGCAGTATGAGGCTGCAAGGGCCGAGCTTCTTGGTGCCATCAACTATCTTGCCGCAGCCTACATCTTGATCGGTGAGATTTCTTCGAAACAAGATGTTGACTTAGGTTCCAATAGGGGCTTATAAGTACATCAGACACCGTCTGTGTCTGTTGCTCAATGCCTGACAACTTAGGGGTGGCCGCTCAGCCACCCCTTTTTGTTTGCCTCAGTCCTCCAGCTCGATCTCGTTGATCAGATCAAGGAAGGTTTCATGCTGGGCCGCATACCAAACGTCAGGCGACTCGTCGCTTGCTGACTTGGCCACCTTGCATGACGCCAGTGTCCCAATCTCGTGCATCTTATCGATCCACGTTGTGATGCGGGCGCACATCTCGTCCGTCACGACCATGCCGGGGTAGAAGCTGCGAAGCTCGACGATGATCTGCGTGATGGTCCAAGCTCTGCTCTTGGAGAACATCTCGTTGATGGACGTGCGGGCGTCCTCGAGCGTCACCGCCTTTGGTGGCTTCGCCTCGACATCGTTGGCGCGGTTGCCGACCAGAGCATCGCTCGCTGCGCTCCCCGGCAGGATGTCGTTGAGGCGTTGCTCCACCCTCATGCGGATCACGCGGTATCGCGCACTACCGGACACATCGTTCTGGTTCTCGTCGAGAGACTGATCGATGCAGTAGCATGTGAGAGAATCGCCGATGTCGATCCTAGCTTGCTCGACCAAGCGCACCGGGATGTAGACCGACTCCTCGTTCTCATCGACCGCGAAGGCTGAGCCTGTGCGTGTGATGTGGGAGACAGAGCATGGTACAGTGACGATGTCACTGGGCTTGAAAAACTTCATGTGGTTTCCTCTGAAAAGTTCGATTGCACTTCTTGGTCACTGTCCGGGGTTTAGATCATTGGCATCCTCCCTGTGCATCATAAGGTCGAAGTCTAGGACCTCTTCATACATGTCCCAAGCCTCCTGTATCTTGACCGACCCCTCAGAGATGATCGCCTTCCTCAGGCGGTTTCTCCTATTGATGATCTCCGCTGCGCTCATCTTTCCGTATGACCTTGCCATGTGATCTCCATTCCAAAGCGAGGACATTCATTAACTCACCGGACTCTCGAAGCCTACTCACCTCATGCCTGACGATGGTGTCGCTGATGTGCAGTCCCATCTTCCTGACCTTGATGGTGATGTCCTCGACGCCAAAGCCTGCCCTTAGCATCGAGTGTATCAGGTGCCTGCGATCAAGGAGTCCTGTCACACCTAGCCCCCGAGACGCTTGAGGGCCCGCTCGATGGCGGCTGGGCTGCACGACCAGATGGCCGGGGTGCGGGTGTCGTTGGCCTCTGGTGCTTGGCCCTTCCTAGTCTTCGATGGCATCACGGGCGAGAACTTGTGCATCGGCAGGGCAATGCCGAACCTCTCGCATGCTGCGTCGATTGTGCTGCGATGCATCCCGCAATGCTGCGCCGTGAGTGACACGCTCCACCCCTTCTCCCGTGCCGCTAGGATCATATCGCGTGTGACGATTCTTCTACCAGTCATGTCTGTCCTCTGCTTCTTGTTTGATGCGGTTGATGTCCGGCAGGTTCTGCCGAGCCATGTATTGCAGCAGTTCGAACTGCTCTTGTGTCAGCCACCACGCTGGACACTTCACATACCCAGCTTGCCTCAAGGCCCTCGCGCCGGGGCTGTTGCTGACTTCACGGGGCATCGCTTCCCTCAATCTCGGCCAGCGTGGCGCGCAACTTCAGATGAGCCTTGCATCGGGCGCAGCCGCACTCAGCCAACTCCTCCGTGGTGTCCTCGAAGCACGTGACCCGCTTTGCTATGCTCATCGCCTTCGCCAGCTTGGCTTCTGCGGCTTCGGCGCGGGATTTCTCAGCGCCGTATTGCTGGCGAGCAACGTCAATCAGTCGCGTGGCTTCTGCCCACCCTTCTGTCGCCATGTCCCGCTCGGCGGTCAGGGCTTCGATGCGGCTAGCTAGATGACCATACAAGGCACCTGTGGACTTGCGCTCATCGCGTTGCGCCAGACGTGCCATTGCGATCAGTTCTTCGTCAGTCATCGTCCCCCTCCATCATCTGTTTCACCAGTGCTGGCACCTTGCGCCACTTGTAGAGGCTGGCTGGCGATACACCATAAAGAGCCGCAGCCTTCTTTACTCCGAAGCGCGCGGCAGAGCGCAGGGCCTCAACGCGAAGCTCGTCCGTCAGGCCGTAGTCTGGATGCAGTCCGGTCATGTCTTCTTCCCCTTAATCCGTTCCCACCTGATGCCAAAGCACAGGCGCTGCATGAGGCGATGGAATGCGTTGGGCTGTCTGCCCTCCTCAAGGTGATACACAACGCCGGGGATGAGGTGGCAGCGCCAAGCATACTCCGGGGGCCATGCGATCTTTAGGTTTCCGATCATTTCCGCCCCCGTTCCCACGCCATGCGCGACAGTCGGTTGGCCAGTGCGTCGATGTCCTCGACACTGATCTGGCGGTTGCTGATGATGGCCCAGTAGACGAGGTCCATGAACCTCTTGGGCGGCAGTACGGCGGCTGCACTGTTGATCCCTAGTGCGGCCTCTGCCTGCACATCACGGTGCGGCATGGCCTCGGCGCGTTTAGCTTTCCAGAACATTCTCGATCATCCCTTTCAATTCATTCACGTTGGTTTCGTCGATGACGAGGGCGATGCCGCCCTGCGCCGCGATCTTGTCTAGGTTCATCTGCTGCAGCGCCGTCGGCTTGTTGCCATTGGCCTTGCACTCGATGCCGATGAACCGTCCCTTGTAGCAGCCTACGACGTCAGGAACACCCGATGCACCATAGCCACCTGTCACGGGGTAGAAGTAGTAGGCACCCAGCGTTTTCAGCTGGGCGACCACCTTGGTTTTGACCTTCTTCTCCGGGGTGTCGGCCATCAGAAGGGGCACTCCTTTCCTTGTTTATACCAATCGCTGTTAGTCTCTTGCCTAACAGGTTCGACCTGCGGCGGCGTGGGTTTCGGTTTCGGACGTAGGCCCATCTGCTCCATGAACAGGCCAAAGTCGCCGTAGACCTCGGGGGTGAGGATGCGGTCGGTCATTGCTTGATCCTTTGAAGTTCCCCGTTCCCCGGGTCGTGGTAGACCTTGATGGGTGCCCACTTGCCATCCCAGAACTGCTCAATGCGGTGCCTGTGCACTAGAATGGGGTTGCCCTTGTTGCCGAAGGCATCGACAGGCACCGTCTCTCCGTCCACGTAGTTTACCACGCGGATTTCCCCGGGCCTCGGACCTTGGTTCTCGGCGGTGCAGTCCAGTTCCCACTTAGCCATCGGATTTCTCCCCCTCCACTCTTACAAGCACCCCTTTTTTGATCACGGACCCGTACTGGTGCTTCAGGATGGCCTGAACCAAAGCCAAAGCCACGTCGGGGTCGAGTGCTACCACCTTGCTTTCGTGGTGGCCTACGGCAAGCCAGAGATGATACCCATCGTCGGACAGGTAGACACCGTCGCCAAGGTATCCGAGCTCTTTGTATTCAGTCATGATCCATCTCCTCTTCGTCGTAGTCGTCGTCCTCGATCTCGCCTGATCCGTCGCAGTTGACGCAGGTGTCCGTGTACTCCTCGATGTAGCCCTCCGGCACACTGATCGAGGCTCTGACCGGGCGTTCGTAGTACGTCCAGCCGTCGCCCTTGCACTCTGGGCAGGGTTTGTAGCGGGGGTGTAGGTGGGTCATGCGTGAAACTCCTCTACGCCAAAGTCCTCTCCGCCTATCACCGCGAAGGCGAAGTCGTCAGGGTGGTCAGCCTTGAACCGCAGCGCGGCCTCAAGCTTGGTTGGGCAGGAATAGACCTCGTAGGCTAGGTTGAGGTCATCGTTCATCCAGATGAACAGCCAGCGCATCACACAGCCTCCTTGCAAGCGCAGCCACTGCGGAGGTTGTCAGGAAACACGCTGGCCTTGCGGCACTCGCAGTTCTCGTCGTCGCAAGCGTTGGTGTACACGTCCTCTTCGGCAGCGGTGGCTTCCCGAACCGCCGCAAACAGCATTTGCAGCAGCTCCGCGCGGCGTAGGTAGAAGGTCATCTCGCCCACGTCCCGGAAATTGGGGTAGCCGCTGCCGCTCAGGTCCATGTCGTTGTCGAGGCAGTCGATGATCACCTGCGCGTAGGCGACGGACAGGGTTAGGTTGATGGTGTCAGGCATGTTGGTTCTCCGTTTGGTGTGGGGTTAAACGTTGGCAGCGGTGGCCGTGAGCTTGGCGGGCGAAAGACCTCGGTCCTCGGCAACTGTGATCATACCGCTGATGACGTTGTTGCGCTGTACGCTGGATTTGCCATCCGTCCAGTCGTCATGGATGATCTGAAGGTCGGCCAGAAGGTCCCTGACATCCTCCGGCATGCTCCGCGGCAGGGCAGGGTAGTCCTTGGTCAGGGAGGACATGACCGTCTTCCTGAGAGTCTCGACACGATCTTTATACAAATACAAAGAGACAGGCTCGGTGCCCAAGGAAATTCCCTCAATCGACGGGCTGTAGTCTTCGTCCTTGATCAGCGCCCCCACGAAGCAGCGGTCGCCGTCCTTCGTGCGGTAGCAGCAGTCGCCCTTGTGGTTCTGGGCAGGACCCGACATGCCGAGGAAGTGGTCGGCAACGCGGTCAAAGATGGACTGAAGGGTGGTGTGGCTGGTGTCGCCCATGTCTGTTCTCCGTTCTGGTTTAAGATGTAGGTGCTACTTGTGTAAAATAAACAAGTGAGGGTGTCAAGGGGGTGGGTGCTGGTTGCTAGGGGGTGGGTAGGGTGGGCCTCGGACCTTGGTGCTTCGCGAGTTTCCCTTATACGGCCAAAATCCCCAGCGTGAAAAAAATAAAAAAGTTGAAAAACAAAAAAAAACTGTAAAGGACGTAAATTTCCCTTATAACCCTATGTTTTTAAAGAAAAATACCCATTTACAAACACGTTTTTTGACCGTATCGGCTTTACAAACAAGCGGAAATAATCAGCAACTTCTCTACCCTGCCCTGTCCCTGAGCGTTGTTGAAACGGTTGAAATGACGCTGGGAGCTGTGGCTCTATAAGGGGAACTCGCCTTGCCAGCCTGCTTTTGACGCTGTAGAGTTGTGGGAATACCACAAGTTGGAGGTTGATACATGGCCGAGCGTAAAAAGCCGGGGCCTGTGCCCCGTGCGAAGTTTGACAAGACGGTCGATGCTGATGCCCTTTTGAAGTCGCAGGCGGAGCTCGAGCTCGAAGAGGAGTTTGGCCGGGACATCACCACACGGCAGCGCAAGTTTGCCGAGCTCTTCGTTGAAGGCCACCTGACTGCCACGGAATGTGCTCGACAGGCGGGGTATAGCCCGACAGCGGCAAACGAGATAGCCTCTCGCCTGCTCAACGGCGTGATGTATCCCCACGTGGTCAGGTTTGTCGCCCAGCTTCGCGAGGAGAAGGAACGCCTGTACGGTGTCAGCCTGACGGGCCAGCTTGAACGGCTGTACAAGCTGTCACGTGGGGCCGAGGAGGCCAAGCAGTTTTCTGCCGCCATCAATGCGGAGAAGATCAGATCGGCTCTTGGTGGCCTGACGGTTGACCGTCGCGAGAACGTCAACACCATCGACCAGATGACACGCGACCAGATCACCGCCCGCCTTGCGGAGTTGCAGCAGAAATACCCGCAGGCTTTTGTCATCGATGCGGAGTACACGGAGGTTCCCAATGGCCGGGCCAGAGGCAAAGGTGTGGGCAAATATGCGGAAATATCTGCCCCCGAAGTGCCACGCGACGAGGATTGAGAACCGCCACGGCGGCGGTATTCCTGACGTGCATATTTGTATCCCCGGGGTGAGCTTTTGGGTCGAGCTGAAGGCATCAAACAGCAGCGCCCCGTCATTGCGCCCGCAACAGGCCGCGTGGCACGCCCGGCAGGCCTCATGCGGTGGCCTTTCATACGTGCTCTGCGGTTTTTCCACCTCGCCCCACCTGAAAATCTGGAGGGCCTCTGCGCCCTCTCCTACGGCCTCTGCGGGCCTGCTCTGCGGCCCAGCGCTGATCGAGTCCGACAGCATGGCCGAGGCCCTGCGTCTGCTCTTTGAGGATGCCCTGCGGCTGAACGCTGCCCAAAGCTCTGCGGCTCTGCGCTCTGCGGGTGGATCGGAAAAGACCCCCGACCCGTGAGGGCCGGGGGCAAGGTGGCCGCGCCCGGGCGGATATGGGCGCGGCGCGGCAAATCAATGCTGCACAATGGCCACGGATTTAGGCGAGCGTGTCGCAAGCCCGGCGCAAAGCTTGCAAGCTTCGCATGTGGTGCGCTTGCCCGCCTATTTGCTGGCCGGGCAAAGGATTTCCCGCGCCGGGTCAAGCTCTGCAAGCTCTGCGATAACGCGGAACGTGCGCGCCCCGGCTTGCCAGAACGCCAAGGCCTGCGCGTAGGTGTCCGCCGATTGCATGACCATTTCTGGCCGATAGCCTGATTGGTGGCTGTATCCGGTCCACCCTGCGGCCTCTGACAAAAGCGCGTCCCACACGTGCGACGGCACGGCGGCGGGGTCCCCGTAGGTGCCGAGCCTGACCATGCGGCCGCGCCCGATAGCGGCCGGATCAACTGGCGCATATAGGCCCCGATGATAGGCGCGAAAAACTGTAAGCGGCCCCTGCCCGAGCACCACATAGCACGTGCGCTTTTTTGCTTGTTTTGCGGCCGGGTCCGCCGTTGCGGTGCCCCGGTGCACACAAGTGCCACAGATTGAGAAATCTTCCCCGGTTTTGCTGGCCTCCACCGGGTTCACATCTTCCCGGATGATGTAGGTCTGCAGCATGCCGCCCGTCTTTTTGTTCCGTTCGGAATAGACCGCGACCACGACAATCGGCGCGCCGTCTAGCAGCGACGGCCCCCGGTAGATCACGCCTTTCCAAATTGTTTCCACCGCCCGCTTGCCAAGACCCTTTTTCATTTGTCCATTCTCCATTTGCCAAAGGCCCGGGGTTCAAGCCCCGACGCCTGAGAACTCTAGCACACTTGTTTATTTTCCACAAGCACAAAGGCCCCCGGTCCGCGGAGCTTTTCACATTGCGCAGCGGTCCGGGGGCCGGGGTCCGGGGCTCTGCGGCCCTGCGGCCCTGCGGCCCTGCGCGGTTTTTTATTTCCTTGCGGCCTTGCGGCCCCGCGCGGTTTTTCCGCGTCCGAGGCCCGAGGAACGAGGGCCGAGGACCGCGGGTCTCGTGCGTAAGCAAGAGGCCCGCTGATCTCTTGCGAGCGACTAGCGAGCTCCGTTTCACTATGGCTTGTGCGCGACTAGCGCACTCCATTTTAAAAGGTCGTAGAGCGACCCGGTTGCCCGGGCCGCTCTGTCCTAGAACCGTTCGCCTGTCTCCTCGCCCCACTGACTGCGTGGGGCAAGTTGCTGGCCGCTGCCGTTGTATTCGGTGCCGCAGTTGCACTCGTTGGACCAGCTGTCGTAGAGGGCCATCTCGTGCCCGCAGTGACAGACCAGAAAGTTGAAGCGGCGGGTTCCGCTGCTCCACTCTTCCTCGACGTGGCCGATGACCCGTGCCATGTCAGTCCTCCTCCCAGTAGTCATCCGATCCGTCGATCTCGCGGGCCATCCGCTGGTAGATCGCGTTCTGACGCTCGGCGGTGTCCCTGTCGTCTTCCATCTGGACGCAGCGCGACTCGGGGAAGATGTCCTGAACGTAGGCCCAAGCAGCCTCGCGACAGGTTGCGTTGAACGTGTGGCCGAACTCGCAGCCCGTCTCGTCCAGCATTACGGCGTGGTATTGTGTCATGTCCGTTCTCCGTTGTGTGAGTGGGGCGACGTTGCCGCCGCCCCGAGGTTGTTAGCCGAGCCGCTCCACGTCCATTGCTATCGAGCCGCGCTTGCCGTGCGCGACCAGCCAGTCGCCAGTGCAGGCCACGAGCCGCGCGTACTGCAGAATTTCCGAGGCGTAGGTGTCGCCCATCTCGAACTCCCCGTAGGTGTGCGGTGACTTGGCGGCCACCATCCAGCGGGCGTAGCGGTCCTTGACCTCGTTCTCGGGCTGCTTGTAGGTCTTGAGGACCCGCCACTCCCAGCCACCCGGGCCTTGGTAGATGGCGTAGGGTGCGTCGGTCTTGCGGGATTTTGCGAAGGGGTTAGCCATTGTTTTGCTCCTTGAGGTTGTCGAGATCGTTGAGTGCCAGTAGGTATTGACCGCGTTTGTAGGTCCGCCCGGTCAGTGCGGATACTTTGCCGAGCAGCGCCGTGCCCGACATCTTGCTGTGCTTGAGGCCCTTGGCCATCAGCCCGAGGTGCAGCCGCAGGAACATCGCTTGCGCCTCTGGTCCTGCAGGATTGGTGATCGTTGTCATGTTGTTCTCCGGGATGTGCCGGGGACATCGCTGCCCCCGGCGTTGTTGTCAGAACGGCAGGTCGCCGTCGTCCACGATAACCTCGATCCGAGGCAGCGACCTGATCCAGTGCGTGTAGTGCGAGTACTTCTC